TTGGATTTGATCGTTGCAATGATCGCTAAGGCTTGTCTTGTGGGGGCAATAGATAAAAACGGCAAATATTGCTTTGTTGGTGATTTGAGGATTGTCGATGGCAAAGCATTGATGGAGAAGAAAGATGACTGAGCAAGAAAAACTTCAACTATATCTTCAAGTGTCTCATGCAATTGAACAAGACCCAGAAGCAATTGAGTGGGCCATAAAGGGCATAACAGATGGGCTGCGTATTGCTGCGAAGCAGGCACGAGAAGATCAAGCTGGCTGGGAAATTATCGCTAACATGGCGATGAATAAGCGCCTGCTTGATGGGAATGAACTGTTCATTGCTGACAAAATAGACAAGCTGAAGGATCGCGCATCGTTTCGCTGGGATTGGTATGTTGAGAAGCTAAAAACAATCGTAGCGAAGAAAATGGAGAAGAAAGATGATTGACATCAACAGCATGAAATTCACTGGCAAAGAAGTTGAAGATGCTTGGGATACTAAAATCGTGCGCGATCAATTTGCGGCAGCAGCATTGACGGGTCTTTTGGCAAATGGATGGGTAGATAGCCGTGCTTGCATTCGGGCATATGAGCTTGCCGACGCCATGCTTGAAGCGCGAAAGGAAAAGAAGTGATGGAAGAACTGCTCAACTTGCTCTTGGTTCTTTGGCTTCTTTTCATGACTGTAGGTGTCTGCATCATAGCCACCTACATGGTTTGGGATGTCCTTAGATCAATCTACAAGGGAGATTTCCCATGACTGACATCATCATGCCACGCCGTAAGTTCCTTACCGGCCTCATGGGTCTTGTCGCCGCGCCAGCGGTGGTGAGGGCAAGCAGTCTGATGCCGGTGAAGTCGTTTGTTGCGGTTGATCTTCCACCTCCCCCTCCCGGTTTCAGGAGGTTAACGCTTGTTGATTATCGCAAACTATTTGAGCCGGGCCTGCAAAGGTTGTTCGATGACATGTACGAAGATCGCTCAGAACAATGGGATAACGTATTCAGGAGCGTGTCATGATTGACATCAACAAAAAATACCGCACTCGTAATGGTCATAAGGAACCTACGATGAGCGGATTTTCAAAGACCCAACCTAAGCGCGTCAAGAAGACCATCTACATCAACATAGGCAAGGATGACGTTTATGTTGAGGCGTTCACGATCAAGAAGGCGGCAGACTATTGGGCAAACTTTCGAGTTCAGAAGCCTGCTGCGCGTTTGACGGTTGAGGTCGAATATACGGAAGGGGAGGGTGTCGATGACTGACGATCTTGTGACACGTTTGCGAAAAGGCGGAAGCTACGAAGTTGACATGGTTGTTATGGAAGAAGCTGCCTACCGCATTGAGGAGCTAGAACATCTTTTTGATTTGCGTTGGGCTGCTGATATGCGAGCCATAAGGCTGTGGCAAAGCGCCCACCCTAATCAGCCAAGGACGTGGCCTGACCACGCTGACCTTGGTACTTGGTGCCTGTCCCGCATCGAGATGTTGGAGGCGGCGTTGCGGGAAATAGCTGATTGCTGCACGTTACCTGCACAAAATGATTCTGAAATGCGGGAAATTGCCCGCAAAGCACTGGAGGGGAAAGATGACTGACGATCTTGTAACAATGCTGAGGAAAGACTTCTCCATTGATATGAAACATGAGTACCCGCAAACTTGCCTTACTGAATATGAATACGAACGTCAAAAAGCTTCCGACCGCATCGAGAAGCTGGAGGCGGCGCTGCGGGAGATTGCTGCGCTTGGTTACTGGGACGGCGACAGCGCGATGAGCATCGCCCGCAAAGCACTGGAGGGGAAAGATGACTGACTTAAACGAAAAACTGGCACAGGAAGCCGCAGAGCTTATCAACGGCGGCGAATGGCGTGATGGTAAATGGTATTCCGAAGGACACCGTGACGCATGGCGTAGAGCATTGAAGCCAGCCGCCGACCGCATCGAGAAGTTGGAGGCGGCGCTGCGGAATATCGCCGAAGGAGACATATCCCGCACAGTCAAGATCGCGTTCCGCGATGATGGGCAACCATCCAAAAATGACCGTTGCGAACACGGTCAATCGTTTTATGAGGACTGCGGGTGCTGCATTGAAGATTACGCCCGCAAAGCACTGGAGGGGAAATAACATGAGCTTAACATCATCACGCAGAGGGTTTCTCATAGGCATGGCGTCCCTGTTTGCGGCGCCCGCCATCGTCAGCGCCCAGAACCTGATGCCCATCAAGGTCATCCCGTTCGACCCCTACATGCTGGTCAGGGGGCGCGACATCTTCACGAATGCGATCATTGAGACAAAACTCTATGAGACGGCGGGCGACCCCTTCGCCTTCTTGAACGACGCCTTCTATACCCGCCTCGGGAAGGCCACCAACGGCATGTCCATGTCTGGCCTCCAGACTGCGGCCATCGAGAGCCGGGCGGATGAGAAGGCCATGCGGTTCTACCACCACTCAGAGCCCGAGGCCTTCCGCCTGCACCACGAGGCGAAGCCCTTCGCCGTCCAGACGGTCGGCAGGGGCGCCGACAATCGCGTCTACGGGCCGGATGAGATCGTCTACATGGCGGAGCCCCCGGACAACTTTGGCTACTATGCGAAGCCCCGGAAGGAAGCATGACGCACCGCAAACAGCCCTCCAAGCGCCGCTGGAAGGCCCGCCTGCGGATGGGGCGGTGGATACCCCGCATGGCCATCGAAGGCCACTCACTGACCGCCCCAGAGGGCGACAAATTGGTCTGGCACCCGACTGAGGATTTCGTGAAGAAAGTTCCTGTCTGGATGAAGCATTTTACCCCCGACTACCACCCCGACGACACGAAGAGGGCGTGGGAATGATGCGGAGGACATGCGGAGGTTAAAAAGCCCAGAAAACTGGGAGAAAATGAACATCCTCCGCACATCTTCCGCAAGACCTCCGCAAACTGAAAAAATCTTGCGGAGGTTGTGCGTGGAGTTGGGGTGTAATGTATTACATTAACACCCCCCGCTTCGGCGGGGTGTGAGTTCCGCAAGGGTCAATGGAGGGTCTAGGGGTGCGCTTCGCGACCCCCTCTAAGGGACCGGACATTGTGGAGGGGGCGGGGTCGGCCCTGCGCTGCCGCTCCGGGCCTCGCCCGCGTTGAGACAATTGATGCGGATTGACCTGCTGAAGATAGTGAGTTAGCGTTTTAACCTTAGCAATGACGATGGGGGTCAGAATGGATTATGAGCTTGTGAAGGTGGGTGGCGCGACGTTGAAGGTCCACGCGCATGAGGTGACGATCAGGCAGGCGGGTGACTGGCGGCTGGTCGAGTGTACGGCCTACTCGAAGGATGGCTGGAAGAGCCTCAAGCTGTATCTCGACCGCCCTGCGAAGAAGAACGTGTGGCGCTTCGGCGTGAAGGGCGAATACATGGCGGGGACGAGCGACAGCGCCCTGCTTGTCGAGTTCTACCCCAAGATGCGGGAGTGGGTCGTGGCGCAGGCCAATGGCAGGGACGTGACGCTCCCTGAATATGATGGGGCGGCGCCGGGGCCGATATATATTCCCCCAAAGGTCAGGGAGTTTGTTATTGAAAGCATTTTGGAGCGCAAGCTGTCCGGGATGCTCCCACTCTCGCACAAGTCTCAAACCAAGAAGCTGGGGCGCTACATCGTCGATATGATCGCAGAGGAGTTCAAGATGTCGCCCGCCAAGGCGAAGTCATACGTCACGGCTCTGATTGACTGCGGCGCCATTGAGTTCGCCATGATCGACACGCACAAGAGGATCAGCGGCCTGCGCCTCGTGAAGAAGGAGTTCTCCAATGGCTAAGGCATCAAAGCCCTACACGCCTTCGAAGTGGCCCAAGGGCACCCGCACGCACTTTGGCGTGCCCACGACTGACCGGGATTTCCCGGACTGGCACGAGACCCCCGGCACCTATATTGCCGGCCGGGAGCATCTCGACGACCTCGACATGCTGGCCATCCAGATGGAGGAAAAGTGGGGCCGCGATCGATTGCGTCTGCTTGTCGATCGGGATCTGCGGGAAAAGTTCGACCGGCAACGCTACAAGACCAATCGGGCGATCTGGCACGGCAACCTTCAGGACGTGAAGACTGAGGCCGAGCGGATGATCAAGGCGTGGAGGGCTCTGGATCGGGCTGCGGAGGCCGCTGGCAGGGGTCTGTTGGCGCCCGAGGTATGGGAGTGCGTCACGCCTCACGGGACTGTGGTGGCCCTCGTCAAGAACGATGCGGACCTGTCCAAGGTCGTGGCGGATGGCAGGCATGTCGAGGTCTACACACTGTTAGAGATAGGCAGGCTGTTAGCTAACTATCCAGAGGTGGCGAAGGCCAAGGCATCCTTCCCGGGCGCGCAGGTGACTTATGTCTCGGGGCCTCCCCGCGATCCGCTGGACGCCATTCCTGATAGCAAGGCGCACATAGACGACCCGCTCCCTTTTGATTGACCCTCCATGAGACATCCTTTAGACTTGATATGTAATCATCTCTAAAGGAGTTACCATGGAGGGTGAAATCTGGTTGCCGGTTCCATCAAGGCCGGGGTTCATAGCGTCTTCGCTGGGCCGCATTAAACTTCCAGCGAAGATTGGGCAGATGCCTCATGGGGGAACTCGCGTTTATGATCCGAAGCCTACATTTGGAAACAAGACGCGATCTTCCAAGACTGCTCGGCATGAGTACATGAACGTCTGTTCCTACAGATTTGGGAACATCAAAGTTCATCGAGCCGTTTGCGAAGCTTTTCATGGGCCTGCTCCGTTTCGGCGCGCTGTTGTCATTCATTTAGATGAGGATGCGACCAACAATCGGGCGGAGAATTTGCGCTGGGGAACGCAGAAGGAGAACCTGAACGCGCCCGGATTTATCGCCTATTGCAAGGCAAGAACGGGAGAAAATAGCCCCGGAGCAAAGGGAAAGGTTAAAAAATCTGCAAAAGGAGAGAACCCATGAACCCGCACGAATACGACATTATCGACCCCGACGCTCCTGCGTTCCAGATGACCGAGACTTGCCTCGCGGACAAGATCTGGAACCTCCTGTGGCGTGAGAAGGGCTTCAGGACGGACTGGCTAACCATGCACTTCTCTGAGGATGAGGAGGCTGTCTGGGACGCTGTCGATCAGCTTGAGGAGGAAGGCCGCGCCTTCTTCACGCCCGCTGGGCGCCGCCTCAATCCGATCTGGAACTTCCCCGATCAGCGCCACTAAAGGAAAGGGCCGGAGGGGACGCAGAACCTGTCCCTCCGGCCCCCTATGCCTGACTGCACCCCCTCGGGCGTCAGGCGATCTGCATGGCGGCGATGATCTGGTTCTCGACCCATTCCATCGTGAGCAGGCCCTCATGGATCCCCTGCAGGACCATTGCGCAGGACTGGGGCACGGGAGAGGCGCCAGAGACCCAGAGCTGGACTGCTCGCCGAGTGACGCCCATGATCAGGGCCACGTCGGCGGTGGTGAAGTCGAGGCTGTCCATCGTTGTCTTGAAGCTGTCGGGGCTCAATGGTGCATCTCCAGTAGGGCGCTGCGCGCGGCGTTGAGGGAATGGGTGTGGCGGAGGTCGCCGTGGATTGACAGGGCACGCCAGATCTTGTGGCGCCCGCTCTTCATGGTGCTCTCGCGGGCCCAGCCCACGAGCTTGTTAAAGTAGTAGATTTCATAGCATCCATCGGGCTTGCGGCGGGAGGTGTGGATTGGGTGGATCATCACACGAACTCCTTCAGCATCTCGGCGTGCGGGGCAAGTTGCGCCCGAGCCTGTTCGAGAATGGAGATCTCTTCGAGGCAGAGCATGCAGACGCCCATCGGGTGTTTCTTGACGTAGCGCATGAGCTTGAGAGCATTCAGGTCTGAGGGGTTCTTGCGGTAGGCGATAATGAACTTGAGCATGTCGATCTCCATTAGCGTGAGGTGGTGGGGGCCGAGGCCCCCGTTGATGATCAGGCCGCCTTACGGACCTTCTTGGCCTTGATGCGCACGACCGGGAAGGCGGCGCCCTCGACCTTGCAGGCGTCGATCTGTTCCTGCGTCAGAAACTGGAGCAGGAGCTTTTCGTTGATCGAGGCCCGGGACTGAACGGCGACGTCAAGGTCGGCTGTCTCGCCCTCGAGGAAGCCGTAGCCGCCCACGATGGCGACGACGTCCGCCTTGGCGGCCTTGAGGACGGTCTCGGCGGCGTCGGACTGCGCCTTGGCGGCGAGGTAAACTTCGACGGCGGCGACGGTGTTGGAAGCGGTCATATCAATCTCCATCAGGTTGCGGTCTCTATCTCGACCGTGGTTTGATCTTACTGCGAAACATTTTCGCCTGTCAACAGGGTGCGAAGGATTTTCGCACCCTGTGAATAACTTAAATTTTTACATACTCACTGGGGTCGAGGGCGAATGGGGCGTCCATTGAGCCGACAAGCGTTCCCTGTACGAACACGGCCTCGATGTACTCGGCCTCGTCAGGGGTCTCCATCGCTACGATCTCCATGAGGTCGCGGGCCGCAGCCTCGGAGTAAGGGTCGGCGCCGAGGACGTGGTCCACGATGGCCTCGCACATGTGGTCATACAGATCGACGCCGGTGGCGGTGAAGGCGAGGGAGGGGAGGGTGTCGCCGAGGGTGTAAAAGCGGAATTTCATGTCAATCTCCATTGAATTGGGGTGGGAGGGGCCGGAGCCCCCGTTTTTAGGCGTAGGCCTTGTGGCGCTTGATTTCCCACTTCTCGTGAATCGGCGATCCATCCTCGCGCTCGTCAATCACAACGTAGGCGACGGTCTTGAGGACCAAGGCGGAGCGATCCCCGTCGAGGGTGAAGATCCGGTGGGGATAGCCGGGGAAGGCGCCGCCACGATCATCCTCGGGACGGGCGCTGAACTCGAAGCAGATGCTGCCGACATCGAACTGCCCAAGCAGGCGGGGCTGGGTCATGTCGGCGGTGTTGTAGTAGGGGGCGAAGGACATGGTGGGCTCCAGAGACTGCGGTCATCAGCGACCGTGATTGAACCTTAGCACGAATAAATTTCGCATGTAAAGAGGGTGCGAAGCATTTTCGCACCCTGTGGATAACTTTTTTACAGGATCTCTTTTTGCTGGAAGGCGCGCGCGAGCTGCACTGCAGCGCCACGATTGACGGCCTTTCCCACCTTTAGGGGGCCGTCAAACATCAGGCCCAGCAGGCGCCCGCGCTCATAGTCCCACTGGCCATTGATGTCGTGCTCATAGGCGTCATAACGCAGGGGCTTGCCTGTCTGGGCCTCCTTGAATCCCGTCACGAAGGGGGCCCTGCGCATGATGCCGAGGATGCCCGCTTGCTTGGTCTTAACTTGCTTGATCATATCAATCTCCATTCGGTTGGGGTTAATTAAAAAGCGCGGTTCTTCCAGAATTTCTTGTCGGCGGCGATCTCGGCGGCCTCAGTGGCTTCGCGCTCGGCGTAGCATTCAGCGGCGTAGAGGTCGTCACGGGCGGCTTCGTAAGCAGCGCGCTGATCGTAATCGAAACCGTCGGTGAAGTTCAGGCTGGCAACTTCGAAGGCGGCGCGGGCGGCGGTCAGGTCGGTCATGTCAATCTCCATGTGGTTAGAAGCAACCATGTCCCTCTTATAGGCGAAGAAATTTCGCCTGTCTATAGCGTTGGATCCCTGTGGATAACTTTTTTGAAAAATAATTTCGGTGGGCCGCAATCTCCCGCAAATTCGGCCCGATTGACGCTGTGCGGAAATTCAAGCACACTGCCTTGGTCGCACAATAGCGAGGGGAACTAGTCATGATTAGCAATAACCAGATCGCCAGCATCGTCCAGCGCATCGAGAAAATGGAAGACGAGAAGACAGCCATTTCGCTCGACATATCAGAGATTTACAAGGAGGCTAAGGGCAACGGATACGACGTCAAGATCCTCAAGAAGGTCGTCGCCGAGCGCAAGAAGCCCCAACACCAGCGTGAGCAGAACCAGACCATCTTCGACCTGTACATGAGCGCCGTCGAGGGCTTCGAGGAGACGCCCTTGGGCAAGTTCGCAGACACTGTGGAGATCAAGTTATGACCATCGTCTTCGATTTCACTAATCCCGTGCCCGACGTCGATGACGTCGTCGGCTGGGAAATTTACAGTGACGAGATCAATCGCGAGATCTGGGATGAGATCGCGCTCGAAGAGGCAAACATCAACTGGGACACTGATTGATGGCCAAGAAAGCCCGGCTAATAGAAGCGCCCAAGCGCCGCGTCGGGCGCCCCTCGACCTATTCGCAGGACGTCGCCGACGAGATCTGCCGCAGGATGATCGAGGGCGAGAACCTGACCAAGATCTGCTCGGATGCCGGCATGCCGAGCCGGTTTACGGTGTATTCGTGGTTCGAACATCGGCCCGATTTTCGCACCCGGTGCGCGCACGCGCGTGAAGGGCTCGCCGACTTCCTGCTTGATCGCATCGAGGCGATGGCGGAAGAAACGACGAAGGAAAACGTCGAGGTTATGAAGCTCAAGATCTCGACGGCTCAATGGCGTGCGATGAAGATGGCGCCGAGGATCTATGGCAACAACGCGGCCGTCGAAGTCACTGGCCAAGTCAGCGTGAAGCCCCAGACGATCGACGTGCGGCGACTTGACGCAGGAAGTCGAGAGGCCTTCAAGCAGGCCCTCCTGAGCGCCTCGCGCGTCATCGAGCACGATCCCAATGAAAGTTATGATAACGATGATGATGATGCAGCTTAACCCGCCACTGCCCGTCACGACGCCCAAGGGGCGCGGTCTGGCGCACATGGTGATTGACTACGGCCCCGAGGTGGACATCGTCTGGGTGGTCTTTCAGGACACTGGGGAGATCTGGTCATGGCAAAACCAAGATACCCGCGCGCAGCCCAACTTAACCTTCAAAAGGCCCTCGGCATGACCGCCATCCCGAGGATCGTGCGGGTGGGCTTCCACCACACCTTCGGGTGGCTCCGGCGCCCGGAGCTGGACAACCGTGACGGCTACGCCTACGAGGCGCCGGACGGCGACCTGATCTTCAGCGCCATGAAGTGGCACGAGAAAGAGATGCTGCTCTATGAGCTGGTGGACACCGACACCGGCGAGCACTACCTCGTGGACACCGTGGGGACGCCGTACTGATGGCCCGCTTCATCGAGTTCAATGGCCAGCGCATCGACGTGGACGCCCAGCTCTTCGAGATCTCGAAGGCGGACTGCGAGGAGAACCTCGTCGATTTCATCAAGCAGAGCTGGCACACCATTGAGCCCGGTGAACCCTACGTCCACGGTTGGCACGTTGATTTCATCGCCGCCCACCTTGAGGCGATCACGGACGGCGTCGAGATCAGCGAGGGCACGCCATACAACCGCCTGCTCGTCAACGTGCCGCCGGGCACGATGAAGAGCCTCATGACCAACGTCTTCTGGCCCGCGTGGGAGTGGGGGCCGCGCAACATGCCCCACCTGCGCTACGTCTGCGCCGCCCACAAGATCGAGAACCTCTCGGCCCGCGACAGCCGCCGCATGCGCCAGCTCATCACGTCCGACTGGTATCAGAAACGGTGGGGCGACCGGGTCAAGCTGGCCGCCGACCAGAACGAAAAGCTCAACTTCGTGAACAGCGCCTCGGGCTTCAGGATCGCGACCGCGATCACGAGCCTGACAGGTATTCGCGGCGACAGGGTCATTATCGACGACCCCCACAGCGTGGACAGCGCGGGCTCTGAAACCATGCGCGAGCACGAGGTGCAGACCTTCCTCGAAGCGATCCCGTCCCGCCTCACGAGCCCCGTGCGCTCGGCCATCATCGTCATCATGCAGCGCCTGCATCAGAACGACATCTCGGGCGTCATCCTCGACAAGCGGCTCGGCTACGATCACGTCATGCTGCCCATGCGCTACGACCCCGTCCGGGCGGCGCCCACGATGCTGGGGATCGAAGACCCGCGTCAGGTCGATGGCGAGCTGCTGTTCCCCGCCCGGTTCCCCATCGAGGTCGTCGAGCGCGACGAGAATGTCATGGGGCCGTATGCGGTCGCTGGCCAGTTCCAGCAGGAGCCGACGCCCCGAGGCAAGGGCGTCATTCGGCCCGACTGGTGGGAGACGTGGGGCGAGCAGGGCTACCCGCCCTTTGACTACATCGTGGCCAGCATCGACACGGCCTACACCGTCAAGCAGGAGAACGACTTCAGCGCCTGCACGGTCTGGGGCGTGTTCTCGAGCGACATGTCCAACATTCGCACCGAGAACTTCATCAGCCCGGATCGGGGGCGCCGCAAGAACACCGCCGACGAGGCCGCCCGCTTTGACGAGGGCATCCGCATCCGCGACATGCTGGACTACAACCCGGAGAGCGTGCCGCGCGTCATGCTGATCGACGCATGGCAGGAGCGGCTGGAGCTGTCCGACCTCGTCGCCAAGGTCGCCCAGACTTGCAAGGACCGGAAGGTGGACAAGCTGCTGGTCGAGGGCAAGGCCTCGGGCCTGAGCGTGGCGCAAGAGATCCGGCGCCTGTATGGCAACGAGGAGTGGGCGGTCGAGATCATCAACCCCAAGAGCCTCGACAAGCTGGCGCGTGTCTATTCGGTCCAGCACCTGTTTTCCGAGGGCATGATCTTCGCGCCCGACAGGCGGTGGGCTGACATGGTCATTCGCCAGTGCGAGGTGTTCCCGAAGGGCAAGCATGACGACCTCGTGGACACCGTCAGTCAGGCCCTGCGCCACCTGCGCGAGACGGGCTTGCTTGTCCGGGCGCCTGAGCGTATTGCCGAGATCGACGCCGGGCGTAAGCACGTCAGCAAGGCCCACGCGCCACTTTATCCGATCTGAGGGGGATCATATGGTTGAACCGTTGAAAATCATGGGCTTCGCCGAGTTGAAGGGTGAGAGCCGTTATTATGACGTTTATGACCGCGCCGAGCTGGCGCCGACGTGGCGCGACCGGCTGGCGAAGTGGTTCTGGCCCGAGGGTTTGAGCGCCCTGTTTGACTTGCAGGCCGAGAACCGGCGCCTGCGGGTCAAGCTGCTTGAGGCCACCAAGGCCTGCGAGGACGCCGGGCGCATCGGCCTCCAACTCTATGACGAGAACGAGCTGCTGCGCGAAAAGATCGGCAAGACGCCCGAGCAGCATATCGCCCGCATGGCGGCTTTCGACAAGCTCCGCCGGGAAAAGGCTCAGGTCGAAGACAAGCTCAAGCGAGCCTATGAAGACCACAAGCGCCTGCATGATCAGGTGAATGAGTGGATTGCCCAGTTTGGAGAACCGAAATGATCCCCTGCAGCGCCACCGTAGACGTCATCCGCCCCGCCACACCGGTGGGCATGGGATCCTTCAAGGTCGAGGTCTGGGGCCGCGAGCCCAACGACTACGTCCGCGTCTATACGATCAACGCCATGTCTGATACATTGGCGGCTCAAGAAGGCCTCCGTCGATTTGACGAGGAGATCTCTCTGTTGTTGTCGAAAGAGGGCTGAATATGCCTCCGATGCCCGGCCTAGTGAACCCGAACATCCGCCTCCCCGGCTTGGAGACGCGGGCGCCTGACGTCGTCATCGAGGAAAACGGCCCAGACATCCAGCCCGCCAATGACGACGACGCCATCTTGCGCATTGAGCACGACGACGGCTCGGTCACGATCAGCCTTGATGGCAAGAGCCTCGTCGATCAGCCCGACAAGAAGAAGGGCGGTTGGTTTGACAACCTCGTCGAGGACATCGACCAAGGCACGCTAGGTCAGGTGGCCGACGAGCTGCTGCGCGGCATCAGCGACGACCTTGAGAGCCGCAAGGAATGGATTGAGGGACGGGCCACGGGCATCAAGCTGCTCGGCCTCAAGATCGAGATCCCCGGCCTTGGTGGCTCGACGGACGGCGCCCCGATCGAGGGCATGAGCCGTGTCCGCCACCCGCTGCTGCTTGAGGCCGTCCTCCGCTTTCAGGCCAATGCCCGCTCCGAGCTGCTCCCGACCGATGGGCCGGTGAAGATCCGCGATGACAACAACAATGGCTCGCTGTCCGAAGACCGGCTCGCCGATGCGCTGGAGCTTGATCTCAATCACTACCTGACTTCGACCGCCACTGAATATTATCCTGACACCGATCGCATGCTGCTCATGCTCGGCTTTGGTGGCACCAGCTTCAAGAAGGTTTACTTCTGCCCGCTCCGTGGCCGCCCGGTGTCCGAGAGCGTGGACGCCGACGACCTGATCGTCAACAACGCGGCGACCGACTTGCGCAACGCCAAGCGCATCACGCACCGCTCCATGATGCGGGCATCGACCGTCAAGCGCCTGCAGATCCTCGGGGTCTACCGCGACATCGACTTGCCGATGGCCAAAGAGCAGGAGCTGGACTCGGCGCAGCGCGAGGAGCGTTCGGTGCAGGGCATCTCGGCGGGCACGTTCCGGCCCGAGGACCGCGACCGCGAGATCTACGAGTGCTACTGCGAACTGGACATCGCCGGGTTCGAGCACAAGTACAAGGGCAAGGAAAGCGGCCTTGAGATCCCATATCGCGTGACCATCGACTTGTCGTCCCGCGAGATCCTATCCATCGTCCGCAATTACGACGAGGACGATCAGGAGCTGCCCGAGGCGCGCACAAACTTCGTCAAGTACACCTTCGTGCCCGGCCTCGGCTTCTACGACATTGGGCTGCTACATATCCTTGGCAATACCACCAACGCCATCACGGCCGCATGGCGCGAGATGCTCGACGCCGGCATGTACGCCAACTTCCCCGGCTTCCTCTATGCCGACAGCGGCGCCCGCCAGAACACCAATATGTTCCGAGTGCCCCCGGGCGGCGGGGCCTTGATCAAGACGGGCGGGATGCCCATCCGCGACGCCATTATGCCCCTGCCATACAAGGAGCCGGGTCAGGCGCTCATGGCGCTCGTCGAGAACATGGCGACGACCGGCATGCGCATTGGTGGCACGTCCGAGCAGCAGGTGGGCGAGGGCAGGGCAGACGCGCCGGTGGGCACGACGCTGGCCATGATTGATCAGGCCACCAAGGTGCTGAATGCCGTCCACAAGCGCATGCACGCGGCGCAGGCCGAGGAATTTCAACTTCTGGTGCGCTGCTTCCGCGAGAACCCCGACAGCTTCTGGCAGCGCAACAAGAAGCCCGCCTATCAGTGGGATGAGGCGACGTTCCTCAACGCCATCAACAACTGCGATCTCGTCCCGCAGGCCGATCCGAACACTGCCAGCCAGACGCAGCGCGTGATGAAGATCATGGGCCTGAAGCAGCTCCAGCAGGGCAACCCCAGCCTTTACGATCCGATCGCCATTGACACTGCCGCCCTGCAGGCGATGGGTTGGAGCAACCCGCAGCAATTCATGGTGCCGCCCGCATCCCTGCAGCAGAAACCCCCGCCAGAGGTCGAGTATGCCAAGGCAATGGTGCAGGTGAAGAAGCAGGAGGCCGACGCCAAGACAATGGTGGCGCAGGCCAAGGTCCAGCAGGTTGGCGCTCAAGTGCAGGCGGATGGCAAGGCGCCGGCAGGCCCACAGGCGCCGACCATTGAAGACCAGATCAAGATGACTGACTTGCAACTCAAGCAGCAAGAGCTGCGTGACAAGCAGCAGGACAACATGATGGACGCCATCAACCGCAAGCGCGATCGCGAGAGCCGCGAGCGTCTGGCGGCTGTGAAGCTGGCCGAGGATCTTGCCGCCAATCCGCAGGGCGTGCCGATTGCCAACAGCATCCTCGACCCCGGCATGATCCAGCGCCTTGAGGCGAACGAGCAGCCCTTGACGGAGCAGTGAGATGGATGACGACAGCTTTCTGACTGGCAGTGGCGAGGTTATTCCTGAAGAACGCTCGGCATCTTATTCGACTAATAGTTCGCTTGGCCCGTTCAGTGCTGGTGCTATCCTCGGGGGTCAGGATGAGGGCATCCCCACTGCCGGTGGGCGCTTTACAGCGCAGCTTCCTGACAAATTAAGTGCGACGCTGTCCCACACTGGGCAAGCGGGCGACACGGCCGAACACGCCATGAACGCCATTCGGCTTGCCAAACAACTTGATGACAACAGTCAAATCGCACTTAGCGCCAGCCGCATGGGCGACAAGGGCCTGCCGTCTTATGGCGCCCAATACTCCAGCCCCATTGGTCCCACCGGGCACCCCACAGGGAATTGGTTTGCGGAAGCGGGCATGACGCCCGGCACGCCTGAAAAACATATTCGCGGTGGAGCGCGGTTCAATTTCGCAGACGGCGGCCATGTTGCGGCCGCCCTTCATTTGCTTCGTCAACATTTTGACGAGGGCGGCTTCCTCGACAGCTTGAGTAACCTGTTCTCCGGCCCCGACATCATGTCCACCGGCAACGCGCCATCGCCCGGCGACTGGGGCAACCCCGACGTAGCGTCTGACTTCTTCAAGGCCGACAAAGCCATGCGTCTGGCGCAGCAGGCGCAGGCAAGGGATGAGGACGTGACGGGCTCGATCCCGCAGCCCTCACGCCGCGCGCCTGCGGAGCCCGCCCAGCGCCAGCAGATCGCCGCCGCTACCCCAGCGCCCGCGCCACAGCCAGAGGCGGTCAGCGTCCCGTTTACGCAGCCTGACAAGGCCTACGCCATGCCCGGCGCCGACGGCGCTCCACGCCCATTCTTGCCCGCCCTGACGCCTGTCGCGCAGGACGTGACGCCAATGGCGCCTGCCTCGACCGCAGCTTCCGCGCGGGCGTCTGCACCAAAGCCTGCGTTCCGCACGCAGGTATTGTCTTTGAGCGGGGAGCCCATTTCCAGTCCAACGGCTCAATCGCTTCAATACACGGCCGCCCCCACGCCCGCGCCCGCTCAGACCGCCATCGACACTGCCATGACCGCTGCTCCTAAGCTGACTGGCCGCGCCGCGCCGCAGCCCGGCATGACGGACCTGACGCCTCAGCAGACAGATTACATCATCCGCACGATTGCGGCCGAGAGCAGCGGCAATCCCGAGGAGTCTCAGGGTATCGCCAATGTAATCATGAACCGGATTAACTCGGGCCGCTTTGGGCCGACGCCCGAGCACGTCTTGTTCAGCAAGAACCAGTTTGAGCCGTGGAGCAACAAGTCTCTGGCGAACTATCCGCTCAAGATCAAGCCTGACTCTGATCGTTATCAGGCCGCTGCAGGGGCGCTCGATGCTGCCTTACAGGGCGAAGATAACACGGGCGGCGCTACCTATTTCTGGGGGCCGGGCTCGCAGTATGCGCTGGGGCGCAACACCCCCAGTTGGGCAAATAAATTTCCCGACTACACCGACATCGGCGCGACGCGCTTTCACCGCGAAGGGCGGGCTAATGGTGGCGATGTCATCGCCAAGGCGCTTGAAGCCTTGCGCAGTGGAACTAAAGTGTTCCCCAAGCCTCAGCGCATGTTTCCTGAAGGTGCTCGGCCTCCGGGCGGCGAATACCTTAATGCTGCAACTGGCGAGACCATGACCGGCCAGAAGCCTGCCCGCGCTGTCATTGGCGTGACCCCAGAGGGCAAACCGGTATTTCTTGCTGACCCCGAGCAAGTTGAGGCCACTGGGTCGCCCGGCCCCGGAAGCACGAAGACTAAGACCAACCTTTTTAAGCAGCAGGCTGGTTGGAAATGGAACCAAGCCCCCGAGGGTTACGAAAACGTGCCCACAATCATGAGCGCAGAAAATCGTGGGCAACATTACTACGGCCTCGGCGCAGACTTTCCCAAGGGCGTTGATCTGGAACGGTACGCGAACGCTACGTCTGAGCCCCGCCTTCGCCCTACGACACAGGGCAACGTCTACCCCGGCGAGCAAGTTGGTTCGATTGACGTGCGTGGCCGCGAGCATCCGGTCTACGACATGCTAACGATCCGCAATATGCTGGCTGGCACCGGAGCCGGTGCGGCTGGCGCTGCGGCTATGCCGGATGATAGCGCCGCAGCCACGCAAGACGCTGGCGACGGATATGCTGCTGGCGGCCACGTCGATCATGCCCTTCACATGGTGCGCAGGCACTTCGACGGCAGTGACGGCAGTTTTGTCGATAGCAATCAGGCGATGCGCGACGCCATCGCCAATATTGACCCTGAGCGCAGCCAAGATCAGCCGGTCATGGACCCCGCGACGATGGGCGAGGCGTGGGACCGCGCCCGCCGCAATTACCAGAACTTCCCCATTCAGGAGGGCGAAGCTGTCGCCAGTCAATTTAACCCGTCAGTCCGTCAGGAAATTGGCGCCGCAATCGCTGGTGAGGGTGGCGGCCGCGACTACGGTAGCGAACTTCGCCGCCGCGCCGGTGAGGCGCTGGTAGGATCATCTGGTTTGACTAGCGGCATGGGCGCGCTCGACTTCGTGCCGGGCGCCAGTCTGGCCCTCGGGGCCACCGACATCGCGCATGATCTGAGCGAGGGCGATTACGCCAACGCAGGCGCAAATGTTGCGCTCCCCGTCGCCATAACCGCTGCACAAAAATTCGCTGGACCTATTGGCAAAGGCCTTTCATATGCGGGCGAAAAGATTGCGCGTCATGCGACGCCAATTGCGGCTATGGCAGGAACTGCTGCTGCATTAACGCCTGATGATGCAGAGGCAGAAAAACTCTCAAAATTAATGAAAGGCACTGAAATGCGCGAACATCATGCCAGCGGAGACATTGTCGGATCAGCTATTAAAAAGATCATTAGCTCATCGGCTCGAAGCAAAGCGCCTATTGAAAAGATCCCCGCTGTCGCCGAGCGGTATCCGCTCACTGCGCCTCCAGTTCCCGCTATCGACCGTTTGAGCGGCGAAACCTATCTGGCTAAAGATCTTAGCCCCGAGGCATTGGCGGTTCAAAAGGCGCGCAAGGCGGCGCAAGCCAACATCAATGCTGGCAATTACACACCCTTTTTTCCGCCTGAGCAGCGGTTTGATGCCAATGCGGCCAATTACCCTGCTTATGATCCGACAACATCAATCTTGATGAAGAAACCTGCGACGCAGGAAAAATACAATGCGGCCGCCACTGCGCCAGAAGCTACTGAACGCCTCAATGCTGCATATCAACGCGGTTTGCAGCAGAAAGAAAACGCTGGAAATTGGTATCACATGGGCCAGCTTGAAGCTGAGTTCATCAAAGAATACGGGCCTGAGCTTGGCCCGCAAATGTTTAAGCGTCGGTTTGCCGATGCAATGGCGGCGACAACGGGCGGCGCAGATCCGACATCAAACTTGATGATGGCGCAGTATGGTAACGTCCTAAGCAATCAGGGCCTACCTGTTCCGCAGAACTCGTATGAGTTTCCTTTTCCTGTTGGTGGCCGGTATGCTCAAGGCAACATGGACCAGTACGAAAAAATGATTATGCAGGGCGCTGGCGTCACTCCTGACAATCCAAAGCGTTACAACTTCTCCAACAACTTCACTGGCACATCGCAGGGCGCAACGATTGATGAGCAGATGTCCCAATTGTTTAACCCCAAGATGAACATGCCGCCCGCCGGAACTTACGGTCATTTTGAAAAGGCTCTTGCCGATCAAGCTGCTGCTGCTGGCGTTGATCCTCGATACTTTCAAGAAGTTGCGTGGGCGGGAAAAAAAGATGCCGATACAAAGGGCGGTTTTACAGCGCAGCCAATGATTGGCGTCGTCAATGAAGCCATTGAACGGACGCATCAAGTCACAGGCATGCCGAGAGAAGAGATTGTGCGTCGTGGTCTCGTGCGCGGTGAAATCCCGCTTTACGGAGCCGCAGGCGCAACGGCTGCTGGTGCTGTGGCGCCCGAGTTGATGGGTGAACAACCTGAGCAACCAACTGACGTCGATGGGCTCAAGCGTGGCGGCTCTATTGTCGATCACGCCCTTATGTTACTATCGCGACGGGCTTGATGCTGTCCAAGCCAACCCATTAGGCAGCACCGGGGACGCCCGGAACTCCGAGGAGAAAAGCATGTACAGCATGGCGCACAAGGCCCGCGAGGCCATGAAGGGCAAGGCCAAGCGCCTCGCCGGTGAAACAGATCAGAAGGTGGACAGCTCAAACTGGACGCCCGACGAGCCCCTGAACGCCGACGCGCAGACGGGCATGCGTCCCATCTCCCAGCGCCAGTTCAAGAAGGGCGGCAAGGTTACGGGCGCCAAGGCCCACGTCCACGCTGGTCGCAAGCCCCGCAAGTCCGGTGGCCGCGCCCTGACCGCCGATAGCCTTATGAACCGCGACCAGAAGGAAGCCAACGCCGAGCGCCCCGGCAAGAAGCACGTTGGCGCCCTGAAGACCGGCGGGCGCGCTCACCGCGACATGGGTGGCGGAATGACTGGCGGCATGATCAAGCCATACATGGACGCCATGATGCATGGCCTCAAATCTGGTGGCCGCGCCAAGCGCGCTTTCGGTGGCCCGGGCATGCCCCCCGCCGCAGGCGCTGGTCCCGATCCTCGCATGCTGGCCATCCTGAAGGCGAAGGCTGCCGCAACGAAGGGCATGCCATCCGCCAAGGGGATGCCCGCGATGCCCGCTCGGGGCATGCCTGCCCCCACGCCAATGGCCATGCCCCGTCCCGCTGCTCCCGGCATGCCCCCCATGAAGAAGGGCGGCCGCGCGCATCACAAGGATGGTGGCAACGTCCACTATGGTCCGCAGGAGGACGAGGCTGGCAAAAAGGCGCCCTCGACCAAGCAGCAGATCGCGACTGAAAAGCACGATCAAAACCTGTCCAAGCCCAGCCGCGCCAAGGCCCGCCATTATGATTACGGTGGCATTGTGCCTGCCGCTCAGGCTCCCATGCCCAACGTGAACTCCCCGGCATTCCTCAAATTCACCGGATCGCAAGCCACTCCCAACCTCAAGAAGGGTGGCAAGGTTGGCAAGTGGGAAGGCTCCGCAAAGGATGAGCGCGAAGATCACAAGCTTGCCAAGAAGCACCACATGTCCATGAAGGAATGGGAAGCGTCGGCGCTCGACAAGAAACATGACGAGCAGCAGTCCATGAAGGGACTGAAAAAGGGTGGTCGCGCTAAAAGAGCTGACGGTGGCGATGCTGGCGGCTATTCAATGGAAGATTACTTGATGGCCAAGCGCCGCAATGATCTTGGCGACGATAGCGTCAGCCACAACATTGCGGAAAGTGAGGCCCGTAACCGTGCCGCGTATAATCGCGAGTATGGCATGACGGATCTCAAGCGCGGCGGCAAGGCGGGCAAGTGGATACAGGGCGCCATTGAGCACAAGGGCGCGCTCCACAAGTCCCTGCACGTTCCGATGGGCGAGAAGATCCCGGCGAAGAAACTGGCGAAGGCCGAGCACAGCTCCAATCCGAAGCTGGCGAAGCGCGCCCACCTCGCCGAAACTCTCAAGCATATGCACCGCGCCAACAAGTTTGGTGGCGGCGCGCTGTCTGAGGGCAAGGCCCCTAAGGGCAAGGGCAAGGGCAAGGGCACGCACATCAACATCATGATCAATCCCAAGAGTGCCGATGCTGGTATGCCGGGCATGCCCCCGGGCATGCCGGGTATGCCTCCCGCCGGTGGTCCTCCCGCTGGCGGTGGCGTTCCCGTGCCGATGGGCATGCCCCCGATGGGTGGCGGCATGCCTATGGGCGGGGCTCCGATGGGTGCTCCCCCTATGCCTCCGGCTGGCGGCATGCCTCCCATGCCCCGCAAGGCTGGCGGCAAGGTATATCGTTCCTACAAGGACATGGATGCAGGCGCCGGTTCGGGCCTCGGTCGCATTGAAAAGACCGAGATCCAGAAACGTCGCGGCTAAAGTATTCGCGGGCTGTTCGGTCAGCTCGCGGATTAAGGGACGGCTGGTTTGACCCCCTCTACCAGCCGTCCCGCTTACATCGAGGGGGAGCAAAGAGGGGTCTATGCTTACGTTTAACACGCTCTTCGAGCGCGAGCTGAAGAAATTAATCATCACCGCCATAGAAGACCGGAAAGAAAACCTTTCCACAGGTTTGGCGACGATTGATTTCCCAACTTACAAACACCAAGTAGGAATAATAAGCGGCCTCCGCATGGCTCTTGATGCTTGCGACGAGGCGACTGCTATCTGTAGCCGTGACCAGCAAGTGAGGGGGAATAATGTCTAACGTGTCAGCACACCACAATATTGCGATGCATCATGAGGCCGATCCAAAGCAGGCTCTCCTGAAAGACCTTGGTGACATCAGCGAAATCGAGTTGATGAACACGCAAGTCCTCGTGGCGGTATATATCCGCCCCGAAAAAACCAAGGGTGGCATCATCATGACCACCAAGGCCCGCGATGAAGACCGCCATCAGTCTAAGGTGGGCTTGATCATCAAGACCGGACCGTCCGCATTCGTTGATGAAGATGGAAAATGGTTTTCCGATCTTGGTCTGGATGTCGGAGACTGGATTGTTTTTCGTCCCAGCGATGGATGGAACATCACCGTCAATGGCGTCTTGTGCCGCATGTTTGACGACACAGCCGTGCGTGCCCGCATCCCGCACCCCGACAATGTTTATTAAGGAGATAACCTATGGCTGACGTCGAAAATGAAGCCGAAAAACTTAAAAAAGACGATCCAGAGGCTGCAAAAATCGAAAATGAGGACGAAAACCCTCAGAATGACGCTCTTGAACCCGATGAGGGCATAAAAGAGCTGAAAATGAAGCTCGAGCAGGAGAGAGCGGCCCGCATCGAGGCAGAAAAACATGCCAGAATGGCATTTCAGACCGCCGCCGAGGCTAAAAACGAGACGCAAGACACCAATTTGCAGCTCGTTCGCAACGCAATCGACACGGTCAAGCGCAACAACGAGATCCTCAAGCTCAATTATAGTGAGGCAATGTCGGTCGGCGACTATTCGAAGGCCGCCGAGATCCAAGAAACGATGGGCACGAACGCCGCCAAGCTCATGGAGCTGGAGCGGGGCCGTGCCCACATGGAGCGTGCGCCCAAAGTTGTGGCGCCCGAGCTTCCGCGCCACTCTGACCCCGTCGAGGAGCTTGCTTCGCAGCTTTCCCCTCGATCTGCAGACTGGGTCCGCCGCCATCCTCAGTGCGTGACGGATCCCCGCATGTACCAGAAGATGGTCGCCGCTCACAATCTGGCCGTCGCTGATGGATACCAGCCCGACAGCGACGACTATTTTGGCGTCATTGAGGATACGCTGCGCATCAACCGCCGTCAGGCGGCTGAATATGATGAAGATCCGACGTCTGGCGCCGCCAAGGTGACCCAGCGCCGCGCGCCTCCCGCAGCGCCCGTCAGCCGCAATGGCAACGGGACAGGGTCGCGCAATAGCGCCCACCTGACCCGCGAAGAGAAAGAAACCGCCCGCGATCTCGGCATGACCGAGGAAGCATATGCCCGCAACAAGGCGCTTCTCAAGAAAGAAGGACGCATGCAATGACCGGTAAATTTCAAAGAGCAATCGCCGAGAAAGTGGCGCAATCCGCCCCCACCATTGAACGTGCGTCCTTGCGCCCCGAGCTTCGCGAGGCTGATCCCCGCGCACGCGCAGCGGCCCGCGCGGCCCAGATCCGGGACGACAATGGCGGCATGGATGAGGGCACGGATGAGTTCTATATTCCCAAGGACATCATCCCGGATGGCTGGACCTATGAGTGGAAGCGCCACACGATCTGGAACCAAGAAGATCCGGCCTACACGGTCCAGATCGCCCGCGAGGGCTGGGAGCCAGTGCCGTCCAGCCGCCACCCGCAAATGATGCCCTCCAACTGGGAGAAGGGCACTATTGAGCGCAAGGGCATGATGCTCATGGAGCGTCCCACCGAGATCTCGGAGGAGGTCCGCCGCATTGAGCAGAAGCGCGCCCGCGATCAGGTGCGCATCAAGGAGGCCCAGCTCTCCGGCACGCCAGAGGGCACGATGGACCGCGTCAAGCCGACCATCTCAAAGAAATTCGACATGCCGATCCCCGAGGATCTCTGAGCTAAAGGGGGCCTAACCGGCCCCCTTTTCTTTTGTTTCAATTATGTATATGCTGCATGTTCAAGGTCACATTGTGCCTTACCTCCCCCCGGCGTGGGAGGTTCGCCTACCTCCCGGCTTCCGAGCTTCCCCGGTGTGAAGTGACGAGCTTTCCCGTAAAAAGGAGAACCCGTCATGGCGAATACCAATGCGCCTTTCGGTTTCCGTCAGTATCAGGGCAATGGTTCTGCTCCCACCTATGAGCAGGTCGCCGTTGTTATTGACTACAACGCATCCGCGATTTACTTCGGCGACCCCGTAACGCAGCAGGCTGACGGTTCCGTCGCTCAGGCCGCGTCCACCGGCGCCACCCCCACCGCCCTCGGCATCGCTGGCGTTTTCGTCGGCTGTCAGTACCTTTCGGTCGCGCAGAAGCGCACCGTGTGGTCGAACTACTGGCCCGGCTCTGACGTCGCCTCTGGCAATTATGTCACCGGCTACATCGTAAACGATCCCAACGCCCGCTTCATCGCCCAGTCCGATAGCACTGGCATTGCGTTCCCCACGGACATCAATGCCACCATCGGCTTCGCGATCGGCACCGGCAATGCCGCCAACGGCATCTCGGGCGCGTATCTCGACACCACCACCATCAACACCGCGACCTACAACGTCAACGCTCCCTTCAAGATCGTCGGCGTGTACCAGCCCTTCGTCTCGTCCTTCCCCGGCTCCTATGCCAACGGGCAGGCCTATGACTGGGCCATCGTGTCGCTCAACAATGTTGCTACCCGCAACTTCACCGGCGTGTAAGGAGTAAGGTATCATGGCTGTCAATCTTTCTGCCATTAAAGACCTCCTCCTTCCCGGCCTCCGGGGTGTTGAAGGTCAGTACGAACAGATCCCTGTCCAGTACGACAAGATCTTTACGAAGCATGACTCCAAGATGGCTCTGGAGCGCACCGCTGAGATGCGGTTCCTTGGCTATGCCCAGTTGAAGACTGAAGGTGGCCAGACCGCTTTCGACAACTCGGCGGGCGAACGCTTCGTCTACAATCAGGAGCACACTGAGATCGGCCTCGGCTACGCGATCACTCGCAAGGCCATTGACGACAACCTCTACAAGAGCCAGTTCGCTCCTTCCAACCTCGGCCTGACGCAGTCCTTTGCCCAGACCAAGGAAATCTACGGCGCCAACGTGTTGAACACCGCGACCACCTATAATTCGGCGGTCGGCGGCGACGGCGTTGCTCTCGTGTCTGCCAGCCATCCGATTGATGGCGGCACGATCTCGAACTATGCCACCTACGACCTGAACGAAAGCACGCTGTTGGCTGGCATGATTGCCATCCGCACGAACTTCCGCGATCAGGCCGGCCTGAAGGTGTTCGCTCGCGGCCGTCGTCTGGTCATCCCGCCCGCTCTTGAACCGGTGGCGATCCGCCTGACGAAGACCGAGCTGCGCCCCGGCACGGCAGACAATGACGTGAACGCGATCCTTTCGACGGCCGGCGGCCTCCCGGAAGGTTACATGGTTAACGATTACTTGACCTCGACCCGTGCGTGGTTCCTGTTGACTAACATTGATGGCCTTTCCTACATGGAACGCATCAAGTTTGAAACAGATATGCAAGTGGATTTCACTACAGATAACCTTCTTGTCAAGGGTTACGAACGTTACAGCTTCGGTTACTACAACTGGCGCTCGATTTACGGTTCTTTCCCGACCTGATGCCATTGGGGCGGGGCTACGGTCCCGCCCTTCTTTCTAGGCACTTGATCACGCAGACCGGCCTAGCGGACGCTGCACAGACGGCGTGATCTCATCGTGCAGGAGTACCCGTCATGGGGATGTCTACATTCACCGGCCCGATCACTGCGGGCGACATCTTGAATACCTCGGGGACTACCCTCGGGCAGAACGTGGCCAACGTTGGCTATGTTGAGATGGCCCAGACCGTTGCCGTCACGCAGGCGACCAACGGCACTGTGGCTGGCCTTTACACCACTTCGATCGTGATCCCGGCCCAAAGCCAGATCCTCTCGATTGACTTGTGGGTAAACGTAGCGTGGACCGGCGCAGCTTCCACTTTCAACGTGGGCACCAGCACCACTGCGACTGAGTTGGCGATTGCGTCTGACAATACCGCCGTGGCCATTGGCCGCGTCGCTGTCAGCTCTGGAACCAGCGCCACCCGCATCAATAGCTGGGTCGATGTCGGCGGCACTGACGTTCGCATCTATGTATTGTCCACCAATACTGGATCGGGCACCGGCTACCTGACGGTTCGCTACGTTCAGGCTCTCAACCTCGTCCCGTAATCCACTGAACTATTGCCATAGGAGGCAATCATGAAGGGTACTGCTCCGAAACTCGGTCGCGTTCACCGCGAAGAATACAACGGCAAGGGCTCCAACGTGTATAAGGAAGCCGAACAGGGTGACGACGGCTTCAAGCATGGCGGCATGCCGAAGCATCACGCTCACCATGCTCATCACGCCAAGCACAAGAAGCATGGCGGAATGGCTCACCACGAAGGTCATGAGGGTCACGAAATGCACAAGAAGCATGGCGGCATGGCTCATCACGCCAAGCACAAGAAGCATGGCGGCGTGGCGCATCACGCCGAGCATGGAATGCATGCCGAGCACGAGATGCACAAGGCTCATGGCGGTGAGGCCCACCACATGAAGCCCAAGAAGCATGTCGAGCACATGCATGGCGAGCACGCTGCGCACCACGCTGGCCGCAAGCCCCGCAAGAGCGGAGGCGGCGTCCTGTCTTCCGCCGCGTCTGGCACGCCCCGTGGCAAGGCTTCGCACTACTAAGGGCATCCTCCCGCCTTGGTAGAGCACGCGGGGGCCTTCGTGCCCCCGCATTTCCATGAGGTGACGGATGTCTGGTGCATGGACACGAAAAGAGGGAAAGAACCCCGAGGGCGGATTGAACGCCAAGGGGCGAGCATCCCTCAAGGCCGAGGGCCACGACATTAAACGCCCGCAGCCCGAAGGCGGCTCGCGCAAAGACAGCTTTTGCGCTAGAATGACCGGCATCAAGCGAAAGATGACAGGATCTGCCAAGGCGGCAGATCCGAACAGCCGCATCAATAAGTCGCTCAGAAAGTGGGATTGCTGAGATGGACAAGCCTTTCTGGGAGAAAGACGCTCCCAAGGACGCCAAGGTCAAACATTTGAACCGTAAGCAGGTCCAGTCCGCCAAGGCCCACGCGCGGGCCGCAGGTCGCCCCTATCCTAATTTGATCGACAACGCAGCCGCAGCGCGAGCTGGTAAGAGGAGCTAAAAATGGGCAGCGTCGCATATTCCATCACGCAGTCCGGCCTGTTCGAGCCCTTTGAGCTTCAGGTCGCGCGCAGTCAGATCTCTTGGCATTCCGAGCAGAACATCTTCGCTTACGGCACGACGCCCGCGACTGCTGGCGCCTTCCGCACTGTCTGGGAGAACATGGCGACGACCGAGTATGTGTTTCCCAGCTCCGCCGTGACCATGCAGCTCGTCAGCACCGGCGTGTCAGATACGGCCTCCATCACGATCAACGGCCTCGATGCAAATTATGCGATCATCTCCGAGACGCTGGTTCTGAACGGCACGACGAACGTCCCGACGACTAAGCAATATTTTCGCATCAATAGCATGGTTGTCTCCGCTGGTAGTGCGACCAATCCCACTGGCGTCGTTTCGCTTTCAAATGGCGGCACCGTCTACGCGCAGATCAACACGGCGGTCTATAACGGCACAACGTCCAGCATCGGGCAGACCCAGATGGCCATCTTTACGGTGCCCGCCGGTTACACTTTCTATGGCTATCGCTACGGCGCCTACTCGTCCTTCAATGGCAACACCGCCAACTACACGACGTACCGCGCCGTCACCAACTCTTCGGCTGGCGTTCAAAAGGTCATCGTGCAGACACCCTTCAATACGACCTATGAAGTGCAGCGCCACTTCCCGCTCCCTTATGCGGAGAAGACGGACCTGCGGTGGCAGATCGCCTCCAGCGCCGCCACTGCGGCCGTCGTCAGCGTCAACATTGGCGGCGTCCTGATCGCGAACGATACCGGCCTCTAAGGAGCCCAGATGGCCACGAGCGGCACCTACACGTTCAATCCGTCGCTCGGCGAGCTTACGCTTTATGCGTATAACCTCTGCGGGCTTCGGAACACGTCCCTGCTTCAAGAGCACATGGAGGCGGCCCGCATGGCCGCCAACATGCTGTGCGCGAACTGGAGCAACAGGGGCGTGAACTTGTGGGCGGTGGACCTGATCACGGTCCCGCTTGTGCAGGGACAGAAGACCTATGACGTGCCCTTGAACACGGTCACGATGCTCGACGCCTACGTCACGATCGACAATGGTAACGGTCAACCAATCGACCGCATCATCATGCCGATCAGCCGCAGCGAGTACGCGAACTATCCGAATAAAGACCAGCAGGGTTTTACGACGACGTTCTGGTTCGACCGCCTGATCTCTCCTAACCCGACTGTCACTCTGTGGGAAGTCCCTGACGGATACAGCGCGCAATATCTCAAATATTATCGCGTGCGTCAGATACAGGACAGCAACCTGCAGAATGGCACGCAAGTTGAGATTCCATTCTTGTGGATGGATGCCTTCGCCTACGGCCTTGCAGCCCGTCTGGCGGTCATCTGGGCCCCCGACAAGGCGCAGCTTCTCAAGCCCCTCGCCGACGAGGCCTACACCATCGCCGCCGAGCAGAACATCGAGACTGCGCAGCAATACATCTCGCCCCAAGTCATGGGCTATTACAGGCCATAAGGGGGCGCAGACATGGGTTACGCTTCCAAGGCAGGCCGTGCATCAACGAGCGCAACGTCGCCGCAGGCGCACGCCATATGCGACCGGTGTGGATTTCGCTACAATCACGTTCAACTCAAGTGGCAGTTCGACTGGCGCGGCGCGTCCTTGCAAAACATTCGCCTGCTTGTCTGCAATACATGTTATGACACGCCGCAGGAGCAGCTCCGCTCGATTGCCATTCCCGCAGATCCAGTGCCGATCCTGAACCCGCGCACGCAGGACTTTGTCGGTGCCGAGCAGGATACGCGCACGACCTCGGGGCAGAATACGATTGATCCCATCACCGGCATCCCCGTGATCAAGGGTTCCACCCGCATCACGCAGACCTATAACACGCGCGTCACGCAGCAGACTGGTGAGCCACCGGGCGGATTAAACACCCAGCCCGGCACTGATCCAAATGCCCCCGGTGACACTGATCCGGGCTTGCCGTATAACAATGTGACCGTGCCGAAGACAGGACCGCTGACATGAGCGTTTCACAGATCCCGAACCTCACACCAGCGACGTCGCTCAATGGTAGCGAGCAGCTTGAAGCTGTTCAGGCGGGGTCTTCTGTCAGGCTTACGACCGCTCAAATCGGCACATATGTCGCCTCGACATATCCTGCGCCGGGCATTTCATCCGTCACCGCAAACTCTCCGCTTTCATCCAGCACCACTTCAGGCGCCGTCACGATTTACCTCCCCACGGCGGCGATCACCAATACCTATCTTGGACAGATGGCTGCGGGCACCGTGAAGGCAAACCTGACGGGCGGCACTGCGTCGCCCTCTGACGTGACGCCTAGCGCAATTTTGAACACTTTCGGCACAACTGTCGGGTCGCTTCTTTATCGAGGCGCATCGACGTGGCAAGCCCTTACGCCCGGCACGAATGGCTACATTCTCACTTCGACCGGAACTTCTAGCGCCCCTGTATGGCAGGCGCTTTCCATTTCTCCGTCATCCATTACGCCTACTGGCGTGACAGCAGGAACCTATGGGACTGCGTCTTCTGTTCCTCAATTTACCGTTCTGGCGAGCGGACAGCTTTCAGCCGCCTCCAACGTGTCCATTTCAATTCCCTACACCCAAGTCACTGGCTTGGGGACAATGGCCACGCAGAACGCCACCAGCGTGACTATTTACGGCGGCACAGCAGACAATCTTGCCATCGGCAGCACTACGCCAGCCACGGGCGCATTTTCTACGCTTACCGCATCAAATTCCAATCTTGGAACTGTTCAGAGCGGCGTGTGGCACGGATCTGCGGTTCCCACGCAATATGGCGGCACTGGCGCCTCTACCCTCACCGGCTACGTCAAAGGAACCGGCATCGCAGCCCTGACTGCCGTCGCCAGCATTCCTAGCAGCGACATTTCCGGCCTTGGCTCAATGGCTACCCAAAGCGCCCCGTCCGTCGCCATCACGGGCGGCACGATTAATGGCGTGACAATTGGCGGTTCTACACCCGGCCCAGCGACGGTGACGAACCTGACAGTGACCGGATCTTTCGCTCCGGGAACGATCTCCAGTGGCACATGGCAGGGCACGCCCATTGCGGTAGCCTATGGCGGCACCGGCGCGACAACTGCATCTGGAGCCCGCGCAAACCTTGGCGCGGCGGCATCTGGCGCCAATAGCGACATCACGAGCCTGAGCGGCCTCACGACGCCCCTTTCCGAGACGCAGGGCGGCACTGGTTACGGCAGCTATACGACGGGTGACATCCTCTATGCCGCCTCCAGCACGACGCTGGCTCGATTGAATGACGTGGCTACCGGCAATGCCCTGATCTCTGGGGGCGTAGGCGGTGCACCGTCTTGGGGCAAGATTGGTCTCGCCACGCACGTTTCCGGTACGCTTCCAGTTGCAAGTGGCGGCACTGGCGCAACGACGCTTACGGGATACCTCATTGGCAATGGAACGGGCGCTTTTACGGCTGTTTCAACTATTCCCAATGCTGGCCTGACTAACAGCTCTGTCACCATTGGCAGCACCAGCATCTCTCTGGGCGGCACTGCGACGACGATTTCAGGTTTGACTACACTTACCCTGACACAAGATCCGACCGCTGCACTTCAGGCATCGACCAAGCAGTATGTCGATAATCAGGTCGCCACGGTCTCCAATCAGACGTTTCACACGCAGTGCGCTGTCGCCACGACAGGCAATCTGACCGCAACCTATAACAATGGAACGGGCGGCGTCGGCGCCACTCTGACCAATAGCGGCGCGCAGGCTGCGTTTTTTTCTGACGGATATTCTGCGTCACTCAATGATCGCGTTCTGGTTCAGTTTGAAACTACGGGCGCCTACAATGGCATTTATACCGTAACAACCCTTGGCTCCGGCTCCACAAATTGGGTTTTGACGCGCGCCACTGACTTCAACGCGGTCGGCACCGGCCCCAATTTCATTGAGACTGGCGCCGCCGTTTTTGTCTCGAATGGCTCTCTCTATGGCGCCTCTAGCTGGGTGATGACCACGACCGGGACAATTACGGTGGGGTCAACGTCCCTCGTGTGGACGCAGACTGCCTCCGCAGCCTCTGTGACCGTTACGTCCCCCCTCACAAAGACCGGATCTCAAATTAGCCTCGGGACCGTTCCTGTAACGCTTGGCGGCACCGGCCTGACGACGCTGACGCAATATGGCGTCATGCTTGGCAACGGCACCGGCAACGTCGCCTTTGCTTCGCCCAGCACCACTGGCTATGCTCTACTTTCAACTGGCGCATCATCCAATCCGGCCTTTGGGCAACTTTCCCTAACGGCTGGCGTCACGGGAACGCTTCCTGTCGGCAATGGCGGCACCGGCACCGCAACCGCCTTCACAACTGGTTCTGTGGTCTTCGCTGGCGCATCTGGTGTCTATTCTCAAAACAACAGCAAATTGTTCTGGGACAACACCAACAACCGTCTGGGCATCAACACGGCCCTGCCGCAGACCCAGTTGACGGTGGTTTCTAATACTCAGACGACGACCCCCACAGGAACGCTCCCGGCTGGTACTGACGTTTATATCGTCGGCGCCAACGCAGCCAATACCCGCATCACACAGGATGCCTATGGGACGGGTGCTTATGGCGCTTACACTGCGCGCTCTGCTCGCGGCACTGCAGCCTCGCCGACCGCCAGCCAGTCTGGCGACTTCCTTGCCCAGTTTACTGCTCGCGGTTATGGCGCCACAGGTTTCGGAACGGCTTCGACGGGTTATCTTGCCATTTCTGCCGCTGAAAACTTTACCGATACAGCGCAGGGCACTTATGTTTCCGTCTTTACTACGCCCACTGGCAGCAATGCGATTGCTGAAGTTTTCCGCTTTGGCCCTGCGGGCCAGCTTGGCATCGGTGGCGCTACTTATGGCGCTTCAGGCTACGTTCTGACCTCTGGCGGTGCTTCCGCAGCGCCTACATGGTCTCAGGTCAGCGCCACAGCTCTTTCTGGCACAGTCCCCGTCACAAGCGGCGGCACTGGCTTAACCAGCTATACCACTGGTTCATTGCTCTATGCTTCCGGCACGACGACGCTTGCAGGCCTTGCTGACGTTGCCACGGGCAATGTGCTCCTGTCTGGTGGCGTGGGCGTCGCGCCCTCGTGGGGCCAAGTCAGCCTGACCACCGCCGTCACCGGGACGCTTCCTGTCGCCAACGGCGGCTCTGGCGCAACGACCTTGACGGGTTACCTGAAGGGCAACGGCACGAGCGCCTTCACCGCCGTGTCGTCTATCCCCAGCACGGACATCACTGGCCTTGGCACGATGTCCACCCAGAATGCGTCCTCGGTGGCTATCACTGGCGGCACGTTGACCAGCGTGACAATCAACAACTCGGTCATCGGCGGCACTACGGCTGCCGCTGCTACGTTTACGACTGTTAACGCTACCACCTATGCAAGTGGCGCGTGGAACGGTACTGCGATCGGCGCAACATACGGTGGCACTGGTCAAACCACAGTCACCACTGGTGATCTGCTTTATGGCTCTGCCTCAAACACTTGGGGTAAGCTTGCTGACGTTGCTACGGGCAGCGTATTGATTTCTGGTGGTGTCGGCGTTGCGCCGTCTTGGTCGGCCACCCCTACTGTCACATCCATCACTGCCCCTACCCTTAACAGTGCAACATCGCTGACGTTCCAAACCAACGGTACGACAACTGCGATGACGATTGATACGTCGCAGAATGTGGGAATTGGCGGTATCTCGGCCGGTTATAAATTGGATGTGATCAACGCCGCTAACACAGCGGGCTACTCTGACATTTCTTTGTTTAGGACCACCAACAACGCAGGCGGCACGAACTACACGCGCCTCGTCATTGGTCAAACTTCTACAAACGTAATGCACCTTGAGGCTGCTGACCAATCCAATGTTAAGGGGACGCTTCAGTTGCAGCCTTATGGTGGCATCGTCACTATGGGTTCATCGAGTGCCGTTGTTGTACTTAATAATGGGAACATGGGGATTGGGACGGCTTCACCTAACGCCAGATTGTCGTTCGGAACGAGCGCCAACCTCAACGGCATTTATCTTTATGATGATGGGTCTGGCGCATCTGGTCTGGGTATCACTTCAAACACATTGAATGTCTATTCTGGGGGCACAACTATAGCGTTTGGAACTGGGCAAACGAGCGGGTCATCAAGCCTTGTTTCTCCGTCTATGTATATTGTTAACGGCAACGTGGGGATTGGTACGGCTTCGCCAAGCTACTCATTAGTTGTTTCAAAAAACCAGAACGCTGCAACAGTATTGCAGACAGTAAATAATAACACTGGCGCTAGTGCTTCCGTAATCTTGCAATCGCAGATTGGTGCTAGTTCGTATGTAAACTATTCAACTTTTGCAACCTACAACCAGATTGTTGGAAGTGGGATAACGACGCAATACATTGACTTTGACACGCAAATATTTCGCAATAACGCAGGCACTGCGCGCTTCCAAATAGGCTCTTCTGGCCAATGGGGCATCGGCGGCGCAACCTACGGCACCAGTGGTCAAGCTATGGTATCGGGCGGCGCTTCTGCTGCGCCTTCATGGTCTTCCATTGTAAATTCCGTTGCGGCCGGAACTGGCGTAAGCGTTTCTGGGGCAACTGGTGCTGTTACGGTTAGCATTGGTCAGTCTGTTGCCACGACTGCATCTCCAACTTTTGCATCGTTAACTTCAACAAGTAACCAATACTTCGGCTCTGGTGTTGGTGCTATCCGATCCTTTAACTATTATGGAACAGAAATGTCATGGCAGGCTGCGTCAAGCTCGACCATGTACATGAACCTTTCTGATAGTGCTGGCAGCAATGGTTCAACATATTCGCTTACAATTCGCGGATTGGCTACTTCTGGAACGGCTCAAGCAACACTTGCTGCCGTAAACATTGTTGCTGCAACAACGGCTGCAAGTGGCAATATCACCGCCACTGGCTCTATCACAGCCTACTACTCTGATGACCGTCTCAAAACCCGCAAGGGCAACATTCAGAATGCCCTAGCCAAGGTTGAGACGCTCAACGGCTTCCACTACGAAGCCAACGAGGTCGCGCAGGAGCTGGGCTACGAGGCGAAGCCGGAAGTCGGCGTGTCGGCGCAGGAAGTTCAGGCGATCATGCCTGAAGTTGTTGTGCCCGCCCCCATTGATGAGAAGTATTTGACCATCCATTATGAGCGCATGGTCCCCCTCCTCATTGAGGCCATCAAAGAACTGTCAGCTAAAGTCAGGGAACTGGAGAGCAAACAATGTCAGTAATTCTCGGAAGCACCGGGATCACTTTCCCGGACAGCACGACGCAGACGACTGCGGCAACATCGGGTGGCAGCGGAACCGTCACCTCCATCACCGCTGGCACGGGCCTGTCTGGCGGCACCATCACAACGAGCGGAACCATTGCTCTTGTGACAACCCTTGGTGCGGTTGGCACCTATGCAATGCTGTATAGCACTGGAAATCATACTCCGGGAGCAACGCTTGCGGGATCAAGCTTGCAATATGGCGGACTTAGCGGAAATTCAATCCTTGTAGGTTGCACCAGTGTTCTCGTTGCCTACCTTTATCCCAGCGGAACAGCACCTGCTGGTACATGGAAGATAATGGGGGCTGCTTACGATCCCGGCAGCATCTATGGCGCAATATCAACTTGGCTTCGCATAGCATAAGGATAACGACAAATGCCAACTATCCAAACCGTCACCGATCCGATCTACGCCAACGAAGCCGGGACCGCCATCAACTGCATGGTGAAGTTCGAAGAGTTTCCAACGGCGCTGCCCTTCACGGCCTCCCCCAATGATCCAGAAGAGTATGGCCGTCAGCTTTACGCTAATCTGGTGGCTGGGGTCTATGGTCCAGTCGCTCCGTATGTGAAGCCGGTTCCGTTTGCCGCACCTACTTCAAATCCCTCTGAAGCGCCAAAGGTGCTTTAATGTTGCAACCGTCGCCCGTGACCTTCGGTAAGCTGAACGGCTTTCTGTACGACTTCCCCGTCACCGGGGATGTCCTGCCCATGCACGAGCATGGCGACGCTGACAACCACATCAGCATCGTCAACAAGGGCTCGTTCAAGGCGCACGGCGATGGCTGGGAAATCACGCTTTTCGCGGGAAATGTTGTTGACTGGCCCGCGCATCAGAAGCATGAATTTATCGCCCTTGAGGACAATAGCTGCCTCGTCAACATCATTAAGGGCTAACTAGAGGGGAAAACATGGATAACATCGCTGTCACGCTTCCGGTTCAAGCTTGGAACTCAATCCTCACCGCCTTGGGGTCCCGCCCCTTTGTTGAGGTGGTCGAGTTGATCACGGAGATCAAGCGTCAGGCCGAGGGGCAAGTGGCTCCCGCCGCTGCGCCCACTCCCGACGCGCCTGCCGCTGAACCTGCTGCTCAGTAAGGAGAAATGGCGCTATGGACCAGAACACGATCAATCTGGCCCTTAGCGCCGCCCTCGCCATAGCTGGCTGGTTCGCCCGCCAGCTATGGGAGGCTGTTAAGTCATTAAAAGATGATCTTCATCGGATAGAAGCTGACATGCCGAAGACCTATGTCCTCAAGGATGACATGGACAAGCGCATGGATCACATTGAAGACATGTTCAAGCGCATCTACGACAAACTGGACGGCAAGGCGGACAAGTAATGGACCCCATTACAATCCTTGCTCTCGCTCGCGGATCATATGAGGCCATCAAGGCCGGGATTTCCGTGGGCAAGGAAATGCAGGGAATGTTCCAAGACGTATCGTCTTTGCTAGATAGCGTCGGTCACCTCACGCGGATTGCTGCCGAGCCGCCACATCCGGGCATGTTTGGCGAGAAGACAGCCGAACAGATCGCGATTGACGCTTTCATGGCGAAGGCCGAAGTCGAAAAGATGATGGCTGAGGTCAAGAATACTTTCATTGGAGAGTATGGTATAGGCGCTTGGGATACGATCCTTAGCGAAACCATCCGCATCAAGAAGGAGCAGAAAGCTGCTGCTCTCATTG